TTTGAGATAGTAATGGTAGCTCCAATACCGTCGCTAGCACTACCAGTACCTGCGACCTCGTAAGCTCCAACAACGGAACTTGCTTGATCGTATTCGCCCAAAACATCACCGTCAATCCAGTTGGATAATGCCACTGCTGCGTCATCAGCATACTCATTTGCTTGTGAATATTTTGATTGAATAACGTCTGGTTCTTGAACGTAGATAGTAACTTCTTTCTTCTGGTCTACGGTCAATGTTTCGCTTGTATCGTCAATATCTTGACGAGTGTAACTTCCTTCTGAACCAAGAGTGTTGACTGTCAATGCTGAACGGTAAGGTCTGTCAACAATATTACCTATTTTGAGTGTGCCTTCTTCCTCATAATTGGCGATTGCACGGTAAACATCTACCTTGTGATGTTTTCTCTGCATTCTACGACTCCAATATTTCGGAAATGATGCACTTAAATCATTAGCCATCTTATTTTATATCTAAGCGTTTTTCTTTAGATGCCTGTGCGTCTGACCATTTGTCAAACTGATCGTCATTTAGTTTAGTAGAGTCTAAATTCGGATCAGTCAAATCAAGTTCGTCTGATGACTCAGTCACAGTCCTTGACTTCTCAGAGGTCTTTTTGACCTTTGGCAAGTTAGGTTTAATGTGTCTGAACCACAGTTCATAAGTAGAAAGTTCGAGATAGCCCTCAGTGTAAGCAAGCTCCTTTATCTTATCCATATGGTCCTTTACAGGTTCGTCAGGATAGTCAGTAGCTAGCTTTTTAATTACTTCGTTAAATTCAGTATCTGCTTTTTCCGTCTCGTATTTATTAGACAGAAAATCAAGTTTAGCCCGGTCTTCGTCAGACATTTTACTCTTCGAGCCAACATTGGCTGCGAGCTTATCGACAAATTTTTCATCTAAATTGTATTCTTCAGCTAGCTCTTTTAAACTAGCGTCCGTTTCCTTTTCAGTTGAGTTCGGATTTTTCTTGAGCGTTTCAATTTCCTCTAACAAAGTGCTTTCTTTTTCTTTCCACTTTTTCTTCTCCCCTTGATATTTAGCAACAGGCACTGCCTTGAGAGGTCTGTGAGCCTTTGACTCGACTTTGTCCTCTTCTTCAGTCCCTTCTTCTTCTTCGCCTTCAACGGCGTCCTCTTCTTTCTTATCCTCGGACTTTTTATCGCCTTCGGCTTTGGCGGCATCTTCGGCTTCGTCAGAGTCTTCCTCTTTCGAGTCTTCCTCTTTCTTATCCTTAGATTTGTCCTCGGTGTCTTCCTCTGTGGCATCTTTGGAATCGGCATCTTTGGTATCGAGCTTTAACTCATCCATTATTTCCTTAGTTTCCTTATCTACCACATCACCATCCTCGAGTGTAATTTGGTCGATGTCTTTATCAGACATAAAAATTAAGCTTTAACCCATCCTAATTGTTGGGAGTTTTTATTATGCTGGTGACTAACCAGCAAAATCAGGTTTTGGACTGCCCTGATATTACAGCATTTCTAAGATTGAAATGTTATTTAATTTCTCTGTCAGCTCTCTTGCTAACAAAACCTTCTGCCAATTTCAGTGCGTTCTTACCATGTACTTTCGCATTGTACGCACGAATGAATACTCCGCCTTGAAAACAGTTGATGTCGCCCTTACTTTCCTTTGGCTCTTCTACTTTTGGCTCTTCTACTTTTGGTTCTTCTGGTGTTGAAGCTGGTGTTGAAGCTGGTGTTGAATCTGGTGTTGGAACTGGCGATGGTTCTTCTACCTCAACAGGTTTTTGTGTCTTTGCCATATTGGTTATTGTTTAATTGATTTATTATCCTCCTCTTCTATAGCGACCTTTGCCTTTGTATTATCATCACGCTTCTTTACTTTGTGACCTTTTGCCAGATTCCAGACTATGCCGTCTATGATGAGCAGAAATTGGTCAATCATAGTTTGGTAACTCTTTTTATCCTCCTTGCGAGTATTCATTAAGCTACGCAATATACGCTTTTTACCAAATCCCTCACTCTTCTTGATACGAGTATTGATTATCTGATTATCGTACGATGCAACGACATCATCACGATCGTTGATTACTATCACCAAACTCTTCGGACAGTACGCTGCGATAAGCTCCGCCAAGTCCAACTCATTCTGGTTGGAGTCTATTTTGCTAAGAGCGGTCATAATACGCTTCTTTTTACTGTGGGTGCGAAACATCAAATCAGTTGTGTATTTTTCAAATATTTTAGCCATATTCTTCTAAGTTATCTTTTATTTCCTCGTGTAAAACTTTTAGTTGGTCATCTGATGAAAAGAATGAAAGTAATTTAAGGTAGGCTCTCTTCCTCTCGAAGAGTCTACCTCTCTGCACCTCATCCAGATTTTCATCGTTGGTTAATAATACATTGCATGCCCCTGTTTCCTCTTTTAATAAATCACGTAATTGTTTGATAGCTGGATTGTCTCCAAAATTCTGCACAAGCATAAGTGCTTTAATCTCTTTCTCTTTTTCCCTTAGAGAAACAAGCCACACCTCGTCAGCGTTTAGCTCAACAAACTTATCATGCAACTTTTTAAGATCATCTAAAATATCCATTATCCTTGAGGAGTTAATTGATCAGTTGCGTTCGCACTCCTACGTGCAGTTGCTGGTGCATTGCCACCAGGTAAAGCAGGGTTAGCACCTCCAGGAGGCGGTACAGCTCCCTCAGCAGGCGGTTCGTTAGTTCCTGAGTCCAACTCTCGGGCAAGGTTCTTTTCGGCATATTCCATCTCACTATCAACGTGGGCGAGTATCGCCTTATAGATATCTTGCTCTAGCTCCATATTGTCAGCGAAGTCAATATGTTTCCTGATATGACCCATAGTCGCCCCTCGGTTTGGTTTGACCTCTTCGCCTGATACTATCTTCTCATTCTCATCGGCAGCCTCAGCCATTATTTCCTGATCACCATAGTTTTTGGTATCAGTAGCGTTCTTGATATCTGACTCATCATAATTAGCACTACGCAACAACTGTTCAATCGCCCATTTAGGATTGATACTCGTTATTAAATCACTAGTAAGGACCAAAGACAGTGCCTCTTCTTTCTTTTTCTGTTTGACTTCGTTGAGTTGCTCTTCAGCGTTACCACCAGTTATTTTAATATCAAGTTCTTTGTCTAAGTTTACATCCTCCTTGTTAAGCTCATCCCATTCAATACCAGTAGCACCAACAATCTTGACTGCCTCTGGCTCTGAAAGGTGTTCGTCCACTCCGTTCACCCAGAGTAGAGCCTTATCCTCCCACGCCTCAGAGTATGATTTGTTAAGCAATCCCATTCTGTCAGCCACTTGCTGTAAATCACCATAATAAATTCCTACCTTAGCGTTTTTATCCGTTGTACCTTGTGCGGATGCCGTGATGCCTGTCTTCTGTCCGATGAAGTTATCGAGCCAATCAGTAAGATTGACGATCAAATCAGTTCTGTCCGGCACTTCCAAATTCTTTACAGCGTGATCGAGAGTCCGACCATTCTGTGTGTTAGCAACCACGATCCCATTCTTACGCCACTTGAGCTGGTTAATGTTATTTATCATGGTAGAATCGATTACCCTCATCACATCATTATTCTTTTTGAGGTTCATCATGCCATCATTAAAAAGCTCTTTCATAGAAACAGCTATCGGTCTGATAACATCGGCAGGAGCAGGACACAATAAAGACTGGAAGTTGTTTTCTGTTTGCCATACTGAATAAGGGTATAGCTCAGAGGCAAACACATCTTTCATCAGCTTTATTTTGACCCATACACCAGTCTTGTAATCGAATACTATTTGATACTTCTTCCCGTCGTGCCAAAGGAATAGCTCAGTCAGAGAGAAAATACTCTCACCGAGGTACATATTGCTCTCTACATCAAGCCCCATAGCTTTCTGCCGAGTATATCGGCTCGTATAGAGGTCTTCGTTGTGTTTGGTTTCGTCACTGTTGGTCTTATTCTTCAGTTCTCTGACCTGCACCGCACTGTAATTCTTAGACGCAACTTCTTCTTTTATGTCTGACAGAGATTTGAATATATTTTCTTGCCCATTAAAACGATGCTTCTGAATATATGCACCACCACTTGGCTCGAAAATATAATCCTGCAAACTGACATTCTCTAAATTAGATTTATATTTAGGAGTATTTTCTGAGTAAAATTTAGAGATACCTACTCCCTCAAATATAGCCTGCTTCTTCTCATTCCTGTCTTTAGCGTTCCACTTCTCACGCACGCTTGAGCTATCATTCTCCCAGAAAGCGGTATATTTCTTGGCTCTCTTTAAATCAGCTTCGGTCTTATTACTAAATTGGACAGACGGAGCGTCATCTATTTTACTCATCAGAGTATCGACAAAGCCTGTCATCACAACATAATCAATAGGAATATTAGAATATCCCTTGAGAGCCGGCTTCTCAACATTAAGGTAAATATCCAGACTTTTCTGTATCTGCTTTAGTCTAGGCTCTTTATACTTAACACAAGTTGCCACCATTTTGACGGCTTTTTCAGCAATTACATCAGCGGTTTCCTTGCTTATCTGTCCCTCTTTTTTAAATGCCATAATTATAGTTAAGCTGTTAAGTCATCATCTACGGACGGATTATATACCTCATTAATAGTTGGTACTTCCTCATCTGATGAATGTAATTGTTTATTGATATCTTCTACTGCTTGACTAGTTTCGTTCCCCACTCTGCCCTCATACTCGCCGGGCAATTCAGGCTCGGGCTTGAATGGCACAGTATCAGGGGCGACCATATCACTCAGCGAGAACCATATCCTCATCAATAGATTATCTAAGAAATCAGGAGACCTGCCAATATGCTCTTTAATCTCATCCTTTGGTACAAGCTGTTTTTTTGAATCTTCGTCAGGTTTGAAGTCTTTAAGCTCACTTATCTCTTCCTCGATGAATTCCTTTATTTCTTCATCCTTGCAATCAACAGATATTTTATGATTGTTTATCATATCCGCTAGGCGGTATCCGCACTGGTCTTTTAATGATTTAAAGTTTTCCTTAGGAAATATACGCTTCTTTATCCCGTTGACTATCTTGTAAACTGGCTCAGCATTTGGGTCTTCAAGTGGACCAGAGTTCGCAATAAATCCTTTCACGCCTCTCATCTGATCGATTACACCTGACCCGACTCCGACCTCATCTACTATACAGTGGCTAAATGGTATTTTTTCTTTAGACAACTCATCCTTAGCCATTATAGCGGTCAAGCCTGTATCCTGGTTCTCCCAAACGATTATTTTATAGACACGCCAGCCTCTCCACAACATCATTACAATCTTGTCCTTACCAAAACGAGCCACATCTAGCGTTGCATATTTTTCTTTGCCCTCTTCGACAGTGTTAGTCCAAATATCTTGTATTGCATCACCGTCGACAAGACAGTTATCATCATCGTCATAATTCCAATCGCCACCTTTTAGTCTTTGTTTGGTTATCTTGTCAGCGATTTCATCTAGCTGTTCACCATAAGTATCAGCCGTGTAATAGTTATCTGAATATAACGATTGGATGTAAGCGTAAATTGTTTTAAGCGTTCCCTCTTTCCAAGGTTTCCATATCAATCGCTTCAACCAGTTCTTTTTAGGGTTGCAGGTAATGAGCATTTTAGGATGAATATTAAATTCCTTGTTCAAATGCCTACCAATACGAGTTTTCAGCACATCGAAAGCCTTAAAATGGACCTCTCCTGCCTCTTCTATCCACCCACCTGTATATTCAGTCGATCCAAACCTCTCAAACAAAGGATCGGACGGCTGGAAATTCACATCAAGCAAATCAATCCTACTACCATTCACAAATTCAATATAATTATATTGCCCGTTTAGTTTCCAATCCGAGTCAGGAATACTATGAAATTTACATACTTTTTTAAAAGTCTCATAACTAGACTGCATTAAGCGTTTCAATTCTTTTCTACCAATAAACCATTTAGTACCAGGGAATCTATAGCACATTACGATGAGCCACTCAGCACCCAAAAAACTTTTGCCACCACCCGCTTAAGCTCCCCCGCCGAACAAAATGTACTTCGTTATGGAATCGTTTAACTTCTGCCACGCTAAATGTTGCTTAGGCAAAGGTTTTATAGTTATTGTAATTCCATTTTCCATATATTTTATTTAGCGGGGGAGAGTTTCTTAATTTCTTTTACTTCTTTAATTTCTGGTTGCAAATAATTTATTTCCATAACGGCAGCGATTTTTTCACCGCCAGACATGATATCCGTTTTCTGCAAAGCCTTGCCATCCATATATTCCCACATAGTTTTTAAAGTTGCGTGGTCTTTTTCT